CTCCCTTACCATGCCAGATTCGCAAGGATCAAGCGGGCAGGTGCTCGGCACCATAGGATCGGGCGTGCTCGACTGGGTGGATGTGGGAACCGTATACGCAGGATACGTGACATCCGGTGGAGGCGAAGGAACGCCATTCCCAAGCGGCTGGTCCGTGAGCAATGACTCAACGGGAGTCTATACCGTGGACCATTTCCTCGGAACGACCGCATACTCCGTGACGTGCACGGCAAGAGCTTCGACGGTGAAGAACATCACCGTATCGTCGAGAAGCTCCAACAGCTTCACGGTCCGCGTGGCGAACCTGTCGGACGTACTCGAAAACAACGACTTCATGTTCACCGTAGCAATGAACTAACCATATGAGAAAAGACGCAAAAAAAATAACCGCAGACGCAGAGAAGCGACATCAGGAATTCCTCTCATACGATGAGAAGAAGCCCGACACAACCTTCAGGAAGAAGGAGCGTGACCGCGCACGCAAGGCTCTTGCGAGTATCCACAAACCGGACACTGTGCAAAAAGTCAATAGAAGAGTTATAATAAAACAATCATGAAGACCCTAGACGCAAAAACATTGAAAGCGAAAAAGGAGAATCTCCATGCTCAATTTGAGGCAGTCAAAAAGCGCGGGGCAATGTTCGAGAGAGCAATGCTCGACGCCCAAAAAGAGTATCAAAAATGCGCGAACGAGCTCACCCGTCTCTCGGGAGCATACAAGGCCATTGAGGACCTTGAGAAGGAGCTCGGCGTAGGCACTTCATTACCAGCTAAAACGGGCGACAAGCCCCAAAAGAAACATGGCAACACCAACTGAGTACAAGATCAAAAAAGGTGATACGCTCGGGGCCATCGCCAAGCAATACGGCGTGGGGCTCTCCGACATCACCGGATACCGATCAGGCGACCCGAATAAGATCTATGAGGGAGAGACAATCAAAATCGGATCAACCCCGAAAGACACGGGGTCTTCGTCGTATGTGAGCGAAGTAAAAAGCCAGCTCTCGGATACTGAAGACACGACCGACAGCAAGAATCCATACGGACTCGCGGCAATCCGCACGAAAATAGATGACACCACCAAGAAGCGAGACAGCGCGTTCGCTGAACTGAAGGACATCTCAACCAAGACTTTCAATGATGAATACTCGAAGCGCGGACTCGAGGAAAAGAAAACAAAGATGGCATCGCTCGACTCCGAGATCGCCGCAGAGAAGGCGAAGCGAGACGAGGCGATCGCGAAGGTCCGAAGCAATCCGGGCCTCAGCGCGGCGCAGATGACGGGCGACATCAAGAAGCTCGCCGACTACCAAAACGACGTGATCAACACCAAGATCGCGGAGCGAAACAGCATCGCAAGCGAGTACAACACAGGGCTCGCCGAAATCGACAAGATCGTTGGCAACGTGGTGAAGGACAAGACCCTCGACTACGGATACTACGACAGCGTGCTGAAGGACCTCACTGGCCAAGTGGGAGACTACACCAAGGCAATGAGGGAAGACCTCAAGGCAGAAACTGAAGCCGACCAATTCGACCGACAGCTCGCGCAGGCGCTCGAGATAGCGCAGATGAACGCGAACAAGAAGGGAGGATCCAGCACGAACCTCCAGCTCCGAAGCGATCCGAGAACGGGAGATCCGCTCTACTGGTTCGACCCTGACACCGGAGAAATCACTTACATCAACCAACCAGAGGACACTGGCTCAAGCAGTGGCGACAACTTCGATGACATCGAAGCCGCCGTGGCCGAACAGCAAAAGAGCACAGGCAAGAAATGGTACAACCCATTCACCTGGTTCAACTAAAAAACGCCATGCAAGACTTCCTCAAAAAACTGGGGACGAAGGCGAAGAGTACCATCAAGGACTTCTTCACGGTAACGCCTGAAGAGGAAGCCAAAGGGAAAAAGCCGAACGTCGTAGAAAAAACCACGAAGACCGTGGGTGATTTCTTCGCGCCCGTTCCCGACAAGGTCCGCGTCCGCGACGTAGTGCGTGAGACGCCGGGAACCGTGGGGAAGATGGCGGTAGACATCGCACGGTCAATCCCCCGCTCCATCCTATCGACCGCGCTCACCGTAGCGCCAAAGTCGGTCCGAGAGAACATCGGCGAGATCAGACCGGGAGAAGACTTCGGAACCCTCGGCAAGGTACTCCTCGGAGACGAAAGGATCCAGACAATCCCGCTCATGGGTAAGGAAACCCTTGAGAGCTTCGGCGCAGGCGAAGAGACCGCAAAGCGATACGGCCCAGTGGCAGGTATCGCGCTCACAGCGGCCGACCTATTCCCGGGAACCTCGGGCAAGGGCAAGATGGCGACTGAAGCATTCGAAACCCTCGCCAAGACCACCAAGCCTGCAGAAATCAAGACCATCCTGAAGAGCTTCGGATTCGCCAAGAATGAGATCGACAACGTGACAGAGGCCCTCGTGAAAGCGACCACAGCCGACGACGTGAAGGCTGTTCTGGGGGTAACGGACAATGTGGCACCCAAGGCAGGAAAAGAGGCTGTAGAGGCCGTTTCACGCGAAACAGCCCCAGCAGGTAAGGAGATAACCGATACAGCAACACGCCAGCTAAAAGACCCTGAAGAAGGCATGACCTTCTACCACGGGACCACGAAGGAAAATAAAGAGTCTATACTCGACAACGGTATCGACACCCTGCTCAACAAAAAAGGCCGGGCCGAACAACCAGAAGCATTCTATGTGGCAGATAAGGCGGAAGCTGGAATGTACGGAGACCCCGATAACATCGTAGGAATCCGCGTGAAACCAGGTGAGAAGGTCAAAACTCTCTCCGTATCAAGTCCCGAGTGGGCTGAAGTAGTCGGGAAATCCAAGAACTCAGCTGAGACCGCAGAGGGCCTGAAGGAGCTACGAAAGCGTGGATATGACGCTGTCAATTACGGCGACGAAATAGAGATACTAAACACGAAGAAGTTTGAAGCCTTCGACGCGTCGACGCCAATGCCAAAAAGCATAGGAGACATTCTGAAGAATCGAGGGGGAGATGTAATTCCTCCAACAAAGCCTACCGCCAAGGGAGGCAAAGCACCGAAGGGAGATCCCGAGAGACGCTTCATCACCCGAACAAGGGAAATGGCCCCAGAGGTAGACGAGCTACTCGAGGGTAAATATAAGCCGAAGTCAAACAAGGAACTCATCGCAAACGCAGAGAAGATGATCGCCGACGACTACGCGGGAGCGGAAAAGCTCGCGCGAACGGGAACAGATGACCAGGCTGTGGCGATTGCGAACAAGCTCATCGAAGACGAGCTCAACATCGCACGAAAGGCAACCGACGAAGCGACCAAGAACAAGGCATACGCACTCGCGGCCGAGATAGCAAACGACGCCGCAAAGAACCTGACCGAAGCTGGTCGGGCTGTTCAGGCCGCCTCACTCCTGGGCAAGATGACTCCTGAAGGCATGGCCCGATACGCGGCACGCCAGATCCAGAAATACAACGAGCAGGCAGGTGCCCGCACCGTGAAGAACTTCCTCGGAGGCGCAAAGAAGATCCCAGACCTTACGGGCGACCAGCTCAAGGAGATCACTGACGCCATGGAGGCGATCAACAAAATGGAGGACGGCACCGACAAGGCCCGCGCTTTGCAGAAACTCGGCGAGAAGATCCAAAGCTACATACCATCAACGCTATACCAGAAAATCATAAACGTATGGAAGGCGGGACTCTTGACCGGACTCAAGACGACAGGCGTGAACGTCGCGTCGAACCTCTCGCACGCAATAACTGAGATCGCAAAGGACGTGCCAGCAACCGCAGTCGACAAGATCGTCTCACTCTTCACAGGGAAAAGAACGATCGCACTCACAGGCAAGGGCACCGCAAAGGGAGCCGCTGAAGGAGTGGCGAAGGGCTGGGACTACTTCAAGACGGGATTCGACGAGAGAAACATCGCCGACAAGCTCGACTACAAAAAGGTGAACTTCGGAAAAGGTCCCGTGGCGAAAGCCCTCAAGGGATACACCGACACCGTATTCGGCATGCTCGGAGCACAAGACCAGCCGTTCTACTACGCGGCCAAGATGCGAAGCCTCGCCAATCAGGCGGGAGCAATGGCGAAGAACGAGGGGCTCAAAGGAAAGGCGGCCCGCGAATTCGCGCAAAAGCTCATCGAGAACCCGACAGACGACATGATGAAATACGCGACCCTCGACGCCGAGACCGCAGTCTTCCAGCAAGACTCGTGGCTCGCAAAGAAGGCGCAGAATCTGCAGAAAGGTCTCGAGATCGTGCTCCCATTCGCAAAGACTCCGGCGAACGTGGCAAACGCCATGATCAACTACAGCCCCGTGGGCATCGTGAAAACCATCATCGAAAACATCGGCAAAGGACGATTCGACCAGCGCCTATTCGCGCAAGGCATCGGCCGAGGCATCACAGGAACCGCCGCACTCGCGATCGGTAGCGCCCTCATGGGCAACAAGCTGATGAACCTCTCATGGCCTACGAGCGAGAAGGAACGCGAACAGTGGGAGCTCGAAGGAAGACTGCCGAACACAATCATGATCGGCGGCAAGTGGAGAAACATCGGCGTACTCGGACCGCTCGGAATGGTGCTCATCGTGGGAGGCCACATGAGACAGGGCATGGAAGAGACTGGCTCATTCGCAGGCGGGCTCGCGCAGGCGGCCGGAGGATTCGGTAACGCCCTCACCGAGCAATCATTCCTCTCGGGAGTGAACCGAGCGATAGACGCCCTCAAAGATCCAAAGCGTAGCTTCGAAGGCTTCGCCTCAAGCCTCGCCGGATCCGTAGTGCCGACTCTTATAGCGGACATCGCAAGGGGTATGGACCAATACGAGCGCCGAACCGACGGCATGATCGAGCGCATTCAGTCCCGCATCCCAGGCGCACGCAAAGGGCTTGAGCCTAAAGTGGACGCGTTCGGAAAGAAGGTGGAGACGCCGAACCTCTTCGAGGTTCTGGCAGATCCGACACGCCCAGGCAACCCAACGGCCGAGGCGAACGACCCCGTGCTGAAGGAGCTCCGACGCCTCATGGATGCGGAGTATCCGGTGACCCCGACCCAGCTCGGACCGACACAAGGATACGAATCGCTTCCCGACGAGCTCAATACGAAGCTCTGGCAGACATCGGGAATGTACGTGAAAAAGGAAATAGAGCGCGTCATGAATAGCAGGCAATACGACCGCTACGATGACGAGCAAAAGAGCCAAGTGCTCGACAGGGCAATCCAAGACGCCAAGACGGAAGCCCGAGCGAGAATCGTCATCGATGCGCTCAAAGGATTATCAGACAGCGAGCAAAAGGCGAAGCTCGCACAAATGAAAGAAGACGGACTGCTGACCCGTTCGGTGTTCGACTTGTACCTCTCCCTGAAGAGGAAAGAATAAGACCATGGAAATACTCACACAATTACCAAACTCACCAATAGGCTGGATCGGCCTCATGATCGCCGCACTCGCTGGCGGTTTTACCGCGTACATGTTCTACAACAAAAACAAGGACGGCGCGGACGATCGCCTGATCAACATCCTCAAGGAAACAGTCGACGCCCTCGAGGAGAAGGTCAACAAGCAGAGCACCGACATCGCGGCACTCACCAAAAAGGTCGACGAGCTCGAAAAAGAAAACGAGACGCTGATCGAAGTCCTTCAGGGAAGGGACAAGAACACTCTCGAGTTCCAAAAGCAAATGCTCGAAGCCGTGCGAATCGGCATGGAGACGAACGGGCTCGCAAAAGAGACCGCACACAAACTAGGAGAGCTCATCGACACGATGAAGGAGCACCTCGATGCAGTGGGACGCCAGCAAAACGCTGGGAAATAAGGGCGATTTATAAAGTAACCGCCATGTGGGTAATACCCTAGTGCATTGGCTTGCCGCATGGTAAAATTAAACATATGGGAATACTCGACACAATTCTAGGCACAAAGGCTGAAGAGCCTATCGAACAGCCCGGCGCACTCATTGACGACAGACCAGAAACCGCAAAGGAAAAAGACTACCGATTCGAAGAGGTGGTCGCATCGGCCGCGCCAGTGGAATGGCGAAAAAAGAAGCCGAGCGAGATCAGGAAGTTCCCAATCTTCGACCAAGGCCGAAGCGGATCCTGCGTAGCTCAGACAGGCAAGAAGCAGGTGGGAGTGTATGCGTTCCTGAAGACAGGGGCATTCTTCCCCGTGTCCGCATCGCACCTCTACCAGAGGCGATCCAATCGCCCGGGAGGAGGCATGATTGGCATCAACGCATTCGAGGTGATGCAGAAAGGCATCGCTCCTGCAGTATTCGCCCGAGACGAAAAGATGAGCGACGATGAGATGGATGCCCTTGTGGTGCCTCAGTTCGCGGAACACGTCGGCAAAGCATTCGCAATCGGAAACTACTTCACCGTGAAGACGGGAGACATCGACCTCATCGCCTCAATCATTCAAGAGACAGGAAAGGCGGTCATGGTATGGTTCTACTTCCAATACGACGAATGGACCGAACGCCCAAAGATAAAGAACCCAAGCCTCGACCTCTACGCAGGATCAACCTCAAGACACAGCGTGGCGGCCGTGGACTTCACGCTCACTGAAGACGGCAAGAAGGCGCTCGTGATAGATGACTCATGGGGTCCAAGCGCAGGAAACGGCGCCGGCCAGCGAGTCATCGACGAGGACTTCTTCAGAGCCCGCAACTGGTTCGCCGCCCACTTCATGAACTTCGCCTACGAGAACGGCGAGATGACGGGAAAGCCGAGACACCAATTCCTCAAGGATATGGAATTCTCCGCGATCGTGTCATACAGCCCTGAAGTGGTCGCGCTCCAAGACTGCCTTAAATGGGAGGGCCTATTCCCGACGAACGTCGAATCGACGGGATACTTCGGCTCAGTGACCAGAAAGGCCGTCGAAGGGTTCCAGCAGAAATACGACATCGCCCGAAAGGGTGACGCCGGATTCGGCCGAGTCGGACCAAAGACGAGGGCGAAGCTCAATCAGATTTATTGGCAATAATTTATAAAACCATGAACATCATAGGAATACTCTTACTATCAACACTCATCGAAGGTACGCTCACGTACATCTTCGGAGAGAACACCGAGACATCGAGACCGTGGCTTCGCTACGTGTCACTTGTGCTCGGCATCGTGGCGGCGATCGCATACCAGATCGACATCCCAGCAATGGCTGGACTCGTGGCGGTGAACGCATACGTCGGCTACGTGGTATCGGGTCTCATCATCGGACGAGGCGCGAACTACATCAACGACATCTTCGCTCTGATTCAGAGCAAGAAGTCCTAACCCTCGGAGTTCGGAGCCGTGAACAACGGCATTATGACTAAGACACAAAAAGCAATCATCCTCTCTGTGGCAATGGCTCTACTCCTCACCTTCGGGTGGGCAGAACGGGCAGGACACGAAGAGGAGATCATACAAACCGCAGAGGAGACCGTGACAGTAACCAAGACGGAACCCGAAGCGGAGGCACCAAAACCCATCGCAAAAATAGTGACAGCAAGCGAAAGCAGGGAGGAATGGCTCGCGAAGCTCATTCAGTGCGAGAGCCACGGCAACCCCGAGGCGATCAATCCGAAAGACCGCGACGGCACTCCAAGCTATGGGCTCCTTCAATTCAAGCCATCGACGTTCGAAATGTTCTCGAAGGCATACAAGATCGAAGGAGAGCTCATGGATCCTGAAGCGCAGAAAGCGATCGTGCGAAGGATGATGGACGACAAGAGCGTCGTGTGGGAAAACCAATTCCCAGCGTGCGTGCGTAAGCTCGGCCGTCCTCCACAGCCGTAACCTTTCGAATAGGGCAATAAAATGCTACGATTAAGGAGTCAGGTTACCCGCAAGGGGGCTGTGCTCCGACAGTCGCCTGACCTTGCTTCGGCTTGGTAAAAGACCCCTTCACGGGGGTCTTTTGCATTTCAGAGGGTCGCACACACGTGCGAGGGGGTAGCACAGGTGTGCGATGGGGGTAGCACAAGCGTGCCACCCCGGGGCGGCACAGGTGTGCCACATATAAGTAATAAGTTAATAAGTAAAAGAAAACAGTATGGGGAGGCAGAGCCTCCCACCCCAGAGGGGGACTTGTCCACAGCATAGCCGTTAGCACAGAATGACAACGCATGGTATACTCTCAAATGAAGGTCGACATTACAAGCCAAGCAATAAATCGGAGACAAAAACATGATCATAGAAAAAGAAGGAAACGGCTCGCCCTACTACGTCGCAACGTACCAAGGCCAGCAATTCCTCGGATACAGCTTCTACGAAGCACTCTGCCGATGCCTCGACGCCGTATGGAAAAAGTAAAAACGGCCGCAGGCATCGCAACGGGAATCGCACTCGCGGTCCTCATCGTAGACTTCATGGGGTTCGCCTCATGGATCGCATCGGGGCAGGTGCCAGCCGACGGGTTCTACCTCGGCCGGATCACCGCAGAAATTATCAAAGCAATACTATAAAAGCCAAAGCATGAACATCAATCAAGTGACGATAGTGGGGAGACTGACGAGGGACCCCGAGAAGAAAGCCCTCCCAAACGGCACATCGGTAGTCAACGCATCGGTGGCAACATCGAGGACGTGGAAAGACAAGAACGGCCAAAAGCAGGAAGACGCCGAGTTCCACAACGTGGTGGCATTCGGAAACACCGCCGACATCATGGCGCAGTACCTGAAGAAGGGCCAGCTCGTCGGAGTGATCGGCCGACTGCAGACACGAAGCTGGGACGACAAGGATAGCGGGAAGAAAATGTACCGCACCGAGATCGTGGTCGAACAAATGCAAATGGGTCCGAAGGCGGGGAACGCAGGCGGCGGTGACACCCGAAGCCAAGCCGACAAGGACTTTGATGAAATGGGGAAGCCGGAGGAAGACGAGCAGGGCAAGGAAGCAATAAACCCTGACGACATCCCCTTCTAATCAACACACATATGCAAGACCAAGAAATACGATGCATCGGGGTAGACAGGGATAACCCATGTCCGAACGGTGCCACATTCACCTTCACGGTGAAGGACCAGGAATTCTACAACCGAATGGGCTTCGAAGCGCCAAAACGATGCCAGGAGTGCCGCGCGGCCAAGAAAGCGATGAAACCCTCAAACGGGCACCAGACGCAACGCTACGAGCGCCACAATGACCACAGGGGCCATAGGAACGGCAGAGACAGACGCGGGTGGGGTCGAGATCGCGACATGTTCGGGGAAGAATAACCGGAGCAATACAAGCCATGAAGCTATTCCCACATCAAGAGGAAGGCATCACCTTCCTGAAAAAAACAAAACGGGCGATACTCGCTGACGAAATGGGTCTCGGAAAGACCAGACAAGCGATCGTAGCCGCCGGAGAAGACTCGTCTCATGGGACACTCATCATCTGCCCGGCATCCCTCAAGATCAACTGGGAGCGCGAGGTGAAAATGGTATACCCTGAAGACGAAATAACCACGGTCCAGTCGGGACCTGAAGAGACGCTCGTCGCCACACCGTGGATCATTATCAACTACGACCTGCTTCCGAAATACAAGGATCAGATCCTCAACCTCATCGCAAACGGCCTCATCGATACCGCGATCATCGACGAGGCGCACTACATCAAAGGGCGAAAGACCATCCGCGCATCGACGACGCTCGACGTGGTTCTTCAGCTCGAGAAGGTATACGCCCTCACGGGAACGCCGATCATGAACCGACCGATCGAGCTCTTCAACTTGCTCAAAGCCATCAAGCACCCGCTCGGCCGAGCAAGGACCGTATACGCCAAGCGCTACTGCGGGGCATACATGAAGACCATCGTGAAGAAGAACGGGCAGATCATCCGATTCTTCGACGAGGGCGGGGCGACCCACCTCGAGGAGCTTCGGGAGTTCACCAAGGGAAACATCCTGCGACGCCTGAAGAAGGACGTGCTCAACCTTCCGCCGAAGATCATCTCGGTGCAAATAACCGAGCTCTCGAAGGAGGACCAGCGCACCTACGACAACGCCTTCGACAACTACGTCGAATGGATCGCGAACAACCCCGACGTCGACAAGGACATCGAGGGCATCATGGACGCGCGGCACCTCGTGGAGCTCATGAAGCTGAAGCAGGTCTGCAGTCAGGCCAAGCTCGAGCGCATAGTCTCCGACATCCGAAGCGCCGTGGACCAAGGCCAAAAGGTCATCGTCTTCAGCCAGTTCACCGGCACCATCATGCGTCTCAAGGAAATGCTCGCGGAGAGCAAGCGCGGGACGAGATACGATGACGCCAAGGAGCCGATCCTCGCGGTGACCCTCACGGGACAAGACGACATGCACGCCCGCCAGAAAGCGGTCGACGCATTCCAAAACCACGACGACACCAAGGTCTTCATCGCGAACATAAAAGCGGGAGGCGTGGGAATCACTCTCACGGCCGCAAGCATCGTGATGTTCGCCGACATGGAGTGGAGCCCAGAGCTTCACAGCCAGGCAGAGGACCGCGCCCACCGCATCGGGCAAGAAGGAACGGTGAACGTGTACTACTACATCGCGGCCGACACGATCGAGGAAGACATTGTCGACATCCTCGAGAGGAAGCGAGCCATCATCAAGGAGCTCATGGACGGGGACGCAAGCCACCGCTGGGCCCAGGAGATGGAGCGGATCCAGACCATCGAAGACGAGATCGAGCGCGAAGCCGCATACGAGGACCTTCAACGGGAAATGAACCAAGCCACCAAGGGAAACAACATCTCGATGGCCGCGGAGTTCCTCGGTCGAATGAAGGCCAAGCTACATATCCACAATTAACCGTTAGCAATATATGACAACGCATAGTAAAATGAAGAGCATGAGAAGCCAAGTCGAAGCTCTCAGAAAGGACCCGAAACGGAAGCTCTCGGTGTCCGACATAAAGCGGGAAGGGTATATGCCATGGGCAACCCACCACCGCACCATCGTCGGAGTGATCAGAGCGGACATGACGGGACCGAATCTCCTCAAAGCGAAGGAGGAAGGCGAAGGCAAACAACGCCGGTACACCATCGAAGCGAGGAACCTTATCAACTACCTAACCGCCTACGGACCCGTGCTCATGAGCATGGTCCGAAAGCCAAAAAACACACATGACAACGGAGCAGTCAAACGCAGGAGAAACTAAAATCCTGACGAAGAAGGAGAAGGGGGCGAATCGCCACTGGAAAAACTTCCTCGACAAGGACTATCTCGGAAGCCACAACCTCGAGAAGGGGGAGGAAATGCTCCTCACCATCGAGAAGTTCGTGGGAGAAGAGGAGGTGACGACGGCAGACGGGAAGAAGCAGAAACAAGTGCTCTACTTCGTTGAGGACGTGCCGAAGATGATACTCAACATCACCAACGGAAACATCCTCACCCAGCTCTACGGATCGCACCCGGAGCAATGGATCGGAAAGCAGATACAGGTATACGCCACGCCGGTGAAGGCGTTCGGCAAAGTGCAGGATGCGCTACGCATCAGGGACTTCGTGCCCAAAATAAAGGTGGACGTCGCAGGGTACACGGCAAAGCTCGCCGCCGCGAAAAGCCTCGAGGAACTGAAGACCATCTGGTCGAAGTTCCCTGTGAGCGCCCGAAACGACAAAGACCTCATTACCAAAAAGGACGAGCTTAAAAACAAACTATCAGCATGAGAACAATCGCAATAGAACAAGGCACCAAGGAGTGGCACGACTCCCGCATGTGCAAGATCACTGGCACGAAGCTCAAGGCGGTCATGGGAACCGCCGAGGCACGCCGAAGCCTGATAGCCGAGCTCATCGCCGAAGAGGCGACCGAGCAGAGCAAGGCATTCGTGACCACCGCAGAGATGGAGCGCGGCAACGCGGAGGAAATCTTCGCCATCCGCGCCTACGAAGCGAAGACTGGCAAGAAGGTCGAGCGCGTGGGCATGTGCGTCCACGACGAGCACGACTGGATAGCCCTAAGCCCTGACGGCCTGATCAAGGACGAGTCAGGGAAGTACAGCGAGGCGACCGAGGTGAAGTGCCCGGACTCGAAGAAGGCCATCCTCTACCGCATCGAGAACATGATCCCGATGGAAGAGACGGGGCTCATGGGAGCGAAGGGAAACCCGCTCGCAGGCGCACCCTTCCTCGGAATCCCGAGCGAGTACAAATGGCAGGTGGTCCACTACTTCCTCGTCAACAACGACCTGAAGAAGCTCCACTTCCTGATCTACGACGCACGCTTCATCAACGAAGACGCCAAGCTCTACACGGTCGAGGTGAGCCGCGACAACGAGATACTGCAGGAAGCGGTGAAGGAGGCGATGGAAGCCCTCCTCAAGTTCCGAGCAGACTGGCTCGCATGGAAGGAGATCGTATTACCAACGGAGTTCTAATAACAAAAAGCCGAAGCATATGGAAAAGAAAATCATACTAGACGAGACCGCGCTGGAGAAGTTCGACCCGACGGTCGCAACCCTCCAAGCCATGGTCGAAAAAACAAAGGACCTGAAGGCCACAGACCTGAAGGACAAGACCCAGCTCGAGACGGTCCGCAAGGCCCGCATCGATCTGAAGAAGACGAGAGTGGCGATCGAGAAGTACGGGAAGGACCTGCGCGACGACGCCAACAAGTTCAGCAAAGCGGTGATCGCCAAGGAGAAGGAGCTCATCGGCATCATCGAGCCTGAAGAGGACCGCCTCAAGGCGATCGAAGAGGAAGCCGAGAAGCTCGCGATCCGAGAGGAACGCATGGAGAAACTGCCGGCACGCAAGGAACGCCTCGCGGCGATCGGCGACGGGGTGGAGGTGAGCGACGAGGATCTGCTCCTCATGGACGCCAACGACTTCGAGGGCTACTTCAACGCCCGCACTGCAGACAAGCTGAAGGCCGACAAAGAGAAGGCAGAAGCGGACCAGCGTGCCCGCGACGAGGAGATCAGAAAGGAGAACGAGCGCAAGGAAGCGGAGATCAAAGCCCGCGAAGATGCCGCCCGCGAGAAGGAGGAAGCCAACGCAAGGGAGGAAGCCCGCCTGAAGGCCGAGAAAGAGGCTAGGGAGCGCGAGGAGAAGGCCCGGGAGGAAGAACGGGAGAAAGCTCGCAAAGAGGAGGAAGAGCGCCTAGAACGCGAAAAACGGGCCAAAGAAGAGGCGGCTAAGAAGGAGGCAGAGGAGAAGGCACGCCTCGAGAAAGCGGAGCGATACCGAAACTGGAGAGCGCAGTTCGGATGGACTGAAGCAACCCGCGCCGACTTCAAGGAAGAGAAGGTCGGAGACACCGTGGTGCTCTGGAAAAAGGTCGACACATTCTACCTCAATGGCTCACCGCTTCAGCAACGATACGACCAGCTGAAGAAGGACCTCTCATACGAGAAGGACCAATACGAGATCGCGCAAAAGCATCCAACTGACACAGACCAATTCAGGAGAGCGCTCGAAAAGCACGGCGGGAAGATTCGAGACATGGAGCTAGAGCTCGCTGAATTAGCAAAGACGCCTGGGGTAATCAAATAAAACCATGAAGAGACTTCAACAAAAAATAAGGACTCTACGCGGTAAGCTCCAAGAGATTCGAAACGACCTATTCTTCCAATCACTCCCGAAGATGCAGAAGGAGCAATACTACGAGGCACTCAGGCTCATCAGCGACGTCGAAGACCACATCATCATTAACCACATAATGAAGAACGACAAAACGCTATGAAGACACGCATCACAATCCTAGACTTCGCGAACGATCGAGTGATCATCCGAGACGTTCCTCCCGAGCTCATCGGGAAGGACGCGGAGGAGATCGCGGAATACTTCGCCAAGGACCTCGGCATAGGCGTCAGCAACTGCGAATACATGGTCGGGCAGTGCACCATCGACGCACAGGAAACAAAACAATGAGCACGAAGCAACCAAGAGAATGCTGTCCGACCTGCGGGCGATCCGTCGCACGATACGCTCGGCAGATCGACAAGCAACACGTCCGAAGCCTCTGGTCCATCTACCGATGGTGCAAGGAGAAAGGACGCCACGAGTTCGAGATGAAGGAGGTCAAGCACCTCTTCGGCCAGCAGGGGTATACGAAGTTCGCATACCTCGTGCACGGAGGCGGGCTGGTATACCGGCATGAGCAAGCACACTACGGCCTGCACATGGACCGATGCGCCCAGTTCTTCGCTAACAAGCTCGCCATCCCGACGAAGATATGGAAGAGCCCGCTCAAGGACGTGGAGCCGATCCTCGACGAATACCGCACGCTCCATGAGGTGCCGGACATCAAGGACTTCCTCGACGACCAAGGGCTCTACGAAGTGGAGTACCACCCGCAACCTATCTTCGAAATCTAGCCATGGCGATCACCAAGCCCATACCGAAGAAGCTCCGAGACGAGATGGAAGCCGACCAGTTCTATCACCGATGCTGTGCCACGGGCATACGCCGCGGACCAGGCGTGAAGATCGAGTGGCACCACAACTTCGAAAGCTACGCGCACGGAAACAAGGGAAGGCTCAATGAGAAGTGGTGCATCCTCCCGCTTCTCAAAAGCGTGCACGACAAAGCGAACAGGCGAGAGGTGCGGCAATACCTCGACTGGATCATGCTCAACCGCGCAGACGAAGCGACGCTCCGAAAGTGGAGCGTGGCAGAGGACCTTATAAGCAAACGAGACAGGCTCAACAAAATCTATGAAGACCAAAAAAATCACCCTGTACTATAGCGTCACCTCGAGGGAGGTCATGCCACCGGGCCCGGGAGAGCTCCAAAGGAAGGACTACTGGATCAAGGAAGTGCAGTCGACCGTCGAGGCCGACTGGAAACCGAAGACGATCCGCGTCACCTACGAGCTCTACAACCCCGAGGTAGACCGCATGCGGAAGTTCCTGAACGGTCCCGTGGTGGAATACTGGATCATTCAAAGCCAAGACATCCACACCGGAGAGATCGGCACGGCCATGAAGAAGAAAGGCCGCGAGACTCTCTTCGACAAAGCGCTCGGATACGACGTGGAGCTCGTCGATCGGACCGTCCGAAGGAGACGAAGCACCGCAGACTTCACCGAGGTGCAACAGATGCACGACTTCCTCGAGATGTTACGCGAGACAGAGTTCGATCCGAACGGGTACGAGTTCCCTGACAGCGAATACTTCTGGAAAATGAGCGACGCATACGGATACGAAAAGGCGAAGGACATGGCAATCGAGTCACTGCAGTCAAGGCTCCGAGCAAAATTGGGATAAGCTCAACAGTTATCCACAATTTGGGTAGCACAGTCGATTGATGAAAAAACAGTGAAGAAGTATAATAGGTAGCACAGAGCAATCGACTCTCGGAGCATTATGAACTACAAACCAGATTTTTTAATAAAGCCATACGAGGTACACGCATGCAAAGGACTCAGACCGAGCGACAGCGATGTATACGCTGTCGTTTACTGGTTCGAACGAATGCGCGGTGAAAAATGCACCGCCTCGAATGCAACCATCGCCGAAGTAGCGTGCCTCAAGGAGCGCACAATCGGGGCCTCGCTCGAGAGACTCGAAAAGCACGGCTTCATCCTACGACTATACGAAGACAAGGAGCGCACTCGACGCAAGGAAATAAAAACCTGCGTCCACATGACTAAGGGCGCATTCCAACCTGAAGAGAAAAAAACAAAAAAGCAGATCCAAGAAGAGAGAGCCGCAGAGGAAGCCGCACGACTGCCGGAGGTCTTCGATGAGAAGACGGTCGAACCGACACCAGGAGAGATAGCGAGGGACTTCTTCGCGGAGAAGGGAGCGGTGAGTGTATACCGCGACAAGATCATCGACGAGATCGTGCAGGCCACGGGAGCGCCGAGGGAAGCAATCCTCGCAGAGGTCAGAAAGTTCTACCTCTACTGGACCGAGCCGACCAAGAGCGGGAAGAAGCGCCTCTGGGAAACCAAGCCGACATTCGAGGTGAAGCGACGCCTCTACACTTGGCTGTCGAAGGCGGGCAAATATAACGGCAACGGTCCGAAGAAAGGATCGGGAGCTGGAGCAACCATATGACAAACGAACTTACGCAATACGAAGAAAAGAAAATCATCCTCATGAAGAGCGGTCTCATCCACTGGGTGACGGGAGAGACCGGAGACAAGATGAGCGAACACCTCGCCAACCAAGCGGGGCATAGTTTCATCCGCATCAAAGAGCTCGGCAACATCACGATCAACACGGCAGAGGTCGAGGCGGTATACAACCACCAGCAATACACGGACCTCTGTAGAGTGAAGAGCGGAGAGTGGCAGTGCTCATACGGCAAGTGGCACCTGAAGAAGGGAGAGTGCCAGTGCAAAGCGGAATACTATCGCGAGCAGGAACGCAAACGAAAGGAGGCAGAGGACGCGGAGAAGAACCGTCCGATGACTCCCGAAGAGCACGCGAGGAACCGAGAGGCGATGACGCGGATGAACGAGATGGCCGCACTCAACGGATCCGCAGGGAACATCTTCAGGTCGATGTACTCGATCGGAAACAAAGCGGGGCGCAAGCTCCGCAGGAAGACGATCGAGGAATGGGAGAAGGAAAACGGTCGCACAGCCGACGTCGCCGGGCTTGCGATCGAAGAAGAAAGCGACACCACACAAACGCCATGACAACAATCAGATACCAATTTCATAAGCTAGAAGAGACGATGATCCGCAACATCGCGAACACGCTCTTCCAGCTACACTTCCATGAGACGGCCACGGCCGAGGAGCTCATGAAGTATTACGGCTGGACCGAAGCCTTCGAAGAGAAGGAGCGGGAAAAGCTGGTAGAGGACACGCGCACCCGACTCGAATCGGAGCAACTGATCCTCGCCTTTTATCAAAAGAACAAGCTAACACTAAATCAAAAGTATGGAACAAAAGACCCGATTGGAGACCTTGGTCTCCCTCCGAAACGATCAGCTGGAGAAAACGCTGAACAGGGAAGTGAGCGTGAAGATGCTCGAAGTGATGATGAAGGAGGACCCGGACCGAGTGCTGACAGTGACGCCGGACCTCGACACGCTGACGCCGAAAGCGGTGACAGTGCGGATGCGAATGAAGGAGATGCAGGAAGGACTGACGCTCGACCAGATGAGACTCGAGACGTTGGAAGCGATGATCAAGGAAGAGACACTGAAGGAGAAATCGAAGGGGGAATAAAAACGCAATGAAAAACCTAAACTGGACAATTGAAAAGCGCAAGGTAGCCGACCTCATCGCGGCCGACTACAACCCGCGCAAGATGACCGAACAAGAAGAGCGAGACCTCGAAGAGAGCATCGCTGAATTCGGCGCGGTCATTCCAGTGGTGGTGAACATCGGCAAGCGAAAGGACGTACTCATCGGCGGCCACCAGCGAACCCGCCTCTACACCAAGAAGGGCATCGAAGAAGTGGACGTGATGGTCCCATCAAGGGAGCTCACGATCGCCGAAGAGAAGCGCCTGAACCTCCGTCTCAACAAGAACGTAGGAAGCTGGGACCAAGAGAAGCTCCGAGAAATGGGGCTCGACCTTCTCCTCGACGTGGGATTCGGAGACGAAGACCTGCAGGTATTCTTCGATGACGTGGACGTGATCGACGACAGCTTCAACACTGGCCGCGCGATCAAGGACATCAAGAACCCGAAGGCGAAGAACGGAGACATCTACCAGCTCGGAGAGCACCGCCTCATGTGCGGAGACGCAACCAACATCGAGCAGGTGCATGCCCTCATGGGCAAGGCGCATGCCGACATGGTATTCAACGACCCACCGCTCACGCTGAAGAACGAGGGCCACATCCTACCTCCGACGAAGGAGAAGAAGGAGCTCGGAGACTTCGCGGCATTCATCGACAAGAGCATTGAGAACGCGCTCGTCTACGCAAAGCCAAACTGCCACATGTTCTACTGGTGCCAAGAGAAAGACATCTGGCTCCTGCAGACACTGATGCGAGAGCGAAAGCTGAAGAGCGAGCGGGTCCTCCTATGGATCAAGGCCGACATGCAGGTGACGCCGAAGAACGCATTCAACAAAGCATACGAGCCGGTCGTCTACGGGACGCGCGGCAAGCCATTTATAAACACAGGCATCAAGCACCTCTCCGAGATCCTGAACAAGGAGATCGACTCGGGCAACCAGATACAGGAAGACGTCTGGGAATACCTCAGCATCTGGATCGACAAGAGCGACCGCAAGGACGCCTACGACTACCAGTACCAGAAGCCGGTGACCCTGTTCGAGAAACCGCTGAAGCGGTGCACGGCGCCGGGCCACAACGTCATGGACCTCTTCGGAGGTTCGGGCTCGACCATCATCGCGTGCGAACAGCTGAAGCGAAAGGCATTCGTGATGGAGAAGGACCCCGTCATGGTGGATGTGATGATCCGACGCTGGGAGGAGTTCACTAATAAAAAAGCAAAGAAGCAATAACAAACGGAGCATGAACAAACTACATTACCCAACCACATACCTAGTCTGGGACCTCGAGACATCGGGTCTCGAGAAGGAGACGTGCAAGATCCTAGAGATAGGATGCGCGACGGTCCACGACGGCCAGATCGTGGAGCGCAAGAGCTGGGTGCTCAACCACGGCATCGAGATCCCCGCGAACATCACGGAGATCACCGGCATCACGGCAGAGCTCATCGCCGTAGAAGGAAAGGACCCGAAGCAGGCAATGACCGAGTTCCTAGACCTCCTGCTCTCGAACCAGGACGGAGCGCACCTGACCCACAACGGCATGCGATTCGACATCGAGTGGCTGGCATACCACGTCGCCAAGACATTCGGATGGACCGTCGGCCAGCACAAAGAGTTCCTCGAACAGCTCTATCGCAACGCGATCGACACCGCAGTCTTCGTGAAGGCGGGGAAGCTCGACATGCCACGCCGATGGAACGAGACCTTCAAGGACTGGGCAGACCGCGTGATGAACACCTTCGCCAAGGGGGTGAAGTACAACGTGGCGATCTGCTGTGAAGAGCTCGGAGTGGATCGGGCGGGAATCACACAGCACCGAGCGCTGGGAGACGTCGAGCTCACGCACGAGATTTATAAGAAGCTACTCAACGCATAGCCATGACGCACGACACGCCTCACAAAATCGCATACAACCCGCCGCCGATATACCCAGAGGTACGGAAGGCATGGGGTGTGAAGTGGGAAGACGGAAAGGTGGTCATGGTATACGGCGACACGATCCACCAGAGCTTCAGGGAACCGATGGACGAGGACCTCTTGGTCCACGAGCTCGTGCACGTGCGACAGCATGGCGCATACCCGGGAGGACCAGAGGCATGGTGGAAGCGCTACATGGAAGACGTCGACTTCCGCATAAGCCAGGAGCTCGAGGCATACCGAACGCAATACAAATGGTGCCTCGAGAACGTGAACAGACAGACGCGCAAGGCGATACTCCGGCACTGTGCCAAAGACCTCTCGAGCTTCCTCTACGGCAACGTGATGAGCTACGATGAAGCAGAGAGGCTAATCAAAGAAGAAAACATATGAAAATCCTCTCACTTTTTGATGGAATAAGTTGTGCAAGAGTGGCACTCGATCGAGCGGGAATCGAGGTGGAAGCATACTACGCAAGCGAAATAGAACCACGACCAATCGAGATGTCGAAAAGGAACTGGCCTGAAATTATTCAATTGGGAGACGTTCGAAACGTGAAGCGCAACATGCCGAGTGCACCATACCTGCGAGACATCGCTCACTCACTGAATGACATTGACCTTCTTATTGGAGGCTCTCCATGCCAAGACCTATCCCGGGCAAAGACAGACGGCAAAGGACTGGAGGGAGAAAGGTCGTCGCTGTTTTATGAGTACCTCCGCATTCTAAGAGAGACGAAGCCGAAGTGGTTCATACTCGAGAACGTGGCAAGCATGAAGCAGGTATACAAAGACCGCATCAGCGAAGAGCTCGGGGTACAGCCAATCATGATAGACGCGGCGCTCGTATCGGCACAAAGCAGGAGGCGCCTATTCTGGACCAACATCCCGGGAGTCACACTACCGGAGGACCGGGGAATAATGCTGAAGCACATACTCGAAGACGGAGAGCTAACTGAAGAGAGAGCAAAGTCACTAAAACCAATCAGGCTCGGCGTGCTGAAGAATACGAACGGAGGACAGGGATCCAGGATCTACTCAATCGAAGGGAAGGCAGTCTCGCTTCCAAGCCACCCGGGAGGAAACAAGACCGGACTCTACTTCACGGACGGCCCATTCCTAGGACTGCTCGATGATGGAAGGCTCGTGGTCCGAGAGGCAACTAAGAAAGGATACGCGATTGCTGAGGAAGGAGACAGCGTCGACATCAGCAGAGGAGAGGTGAGACCTCTGACTGCAGTAGAGTGCGAGCGCCTGCAGTCACTGCCGGACGGATACACGGACGGATTCCCAAAGTCGCATCGCATCAGCGCAATAGGAAACGCATTCAACGTCGAAGTGGTGCGTCACATTATCAGCCACATACCAAAGCAATGAACAAGAAAAACGTACAACCAGGGGAAGCATGGAAGCTAGGGGACCACATCCTCGCATGCGGATCATCGACCGACGAAGCCTTCGTGGCTGGGGTGATGAAGCACGCACCAGGAAAGGTCCGCATGATCCTGACTGACCCGCCATACGGCGTGGCATACGTCGAAGGCAAGAAAGACTTCTCCAAGCTCGGCAAGGAGAACGTGAAGGTGATCATGAACGACCACCTGCAGACCGAGGAAGAGTATGCCATCTTCACGGCCGACTGGATGAATGCGGTCAAGCCGTTCCTCGACACATACAACGCCTGCTACATCTTCAACAGCGACGTGATGTTCCGAGCGCTCCGCAACGGCATCGACAAGGCTGGATACTATTACAGCCAGATGCTCATATGGGTGAAGAACAGCGTCGTGGTGGGCCGAAAGGACTATCTCCCGATGCATGAAGTGGCGGCGTACTGCTGGCACGGACGGCACAAGATGAACAGACCGAAGTCGAAGAGCGTCATCTTCCACCCGAAGCCAGCGAGCTCGAAGCTCCACCCGACGATGAAGCCGGTAGGACTCCTCCGCAAGATCATCCCGAACAACACCCGGGCGGGCGAGGTGGTATACGATCCATTCGGAGGAAGCGGATCAACGCTCATCGCGAGCGAGCACCTCGGCCGAAAGTGCATCATGGTCGAACTGGACCCGGGGTACTGCCAAACAATCATCGAACGCTGGGAAACCTTAACGGGGAAACAAGCGGAGAAGCTATGATGAAGTGGCAGAACCTGATCAGGAAGAAGTGCCCGAAATGCGAGGGAGACCTCGCCTCGAGGAAAGATAGGGTGACCCTCTACGAGTGCCAGGACTGCGACTTCATGATCACCGAACGCAAGCTCTTCGAGATACTGATGGATGACACGCACGTGCTCCGACAGCATCTCGGGCCGCAAGAGCTCGCAATTATCAACCAAGCAATAGAAAACGCGACAGCGCAATAACATGGGACAGAAACAAATCAAAGCAATGAAGAGAGAGCAGAGGCGCATATGGAACGGCTACCTCGCAGGCATCGGGGAATACCTGAAGCCGAAGCCGAAGTGGTGCCCATGGTGGCTCTTCCGCTTCATGCAGAGGCAAACGATAAAGGTCGAAAAAATAGATCCAACACAACTCATATGACGACACACGAACAACCGCCAATGACACCCGAAGAGGTGCAGGCAAAGATGATAGCGCTCCACCATGAGCTCTCGAACTTCCTCTTCTACCTCACGATGAACAGCAAGACGATCCCGCCAGTGGCAAAGCAGGAAGACTACGACGCCATCACATACGTCCAAGAGCTTCTCGAAAGGGAGACGAGACGCATGGGGCAGGTGATCCAAGAGAGAAACAAACAGAGGAACCTTGATACACTGGTAGAGAACTCACTGAAGGCCGCAGGCTTCGAGCCAGACCAGCCGAAGGAGGAGCCGCCAGCAAACGCCAGCAACTGACAGCTTACGGGCAGACTCCTGGGGAACAAACGAGTGCACTCGTCCCCGGGGGCCTGCCCGAAAGCCGGAGCAGGATTATTAACTAACGCACACGCATATGGATGACAAAGCAACACCAGTGAATCCATTCGGGTACTTCAAGCCAGCAGATGAAATGCTTCCGCTGATTCAGGAGACTCGCGATGCATACACTGCAGTGCACAAGTTCCTACTGTCATTGCCAGCAAGCCGAGAGCGTTCAGTGGCAATCACTGAGCTCGAGACGAGCGCAATGTGGGCAATCAAAGGGCTCGTCCTCAACGACCCGCGATCAACCCAGCCTAACGAAAGTGGGGTGACAGGAGCCTAGTGACTAGGTAGGGGGACTGAGTAATCGGTCCTCCATTCCTGTTCGCAAGGACAGGTAGTATGCATGCTAATTTTGGGGAGAGAATCCCCGGCGGTCGGAGGGAACCCAAGCCCTCCGATTGGTCCAGTAGCTCAACGGTAGAGCACCCACCCCGACCGATAGGACGGGGATGGGAGGTCCGAGGTTCGACTCCTCGCTGGTCCACCTTATGAGCAAACCAAGACCAAAGATCCTCTATGCGATAGTGAACTCCAAACGCCCGACGATCACCCACCTCGAGCTCTACGCCGACACTGACGTGAAGGTCGAGAAGGGGGAGGAGATGTGGCAGGTCGAGGTCCGCGCAATCAAAGTGCACAAGCAACGTGCAAAGAAAAAAGGAAAGAGGTAGAATAAGAAGCGGAGTAGCTCTTTGCACCACATCGGGACACACCACATAGCCACGGCTCCGGCCAAGGCAAACAGGCCCGCATCGTGCGGACTTCTCCACAGCCCCCTCGCAGAAATGCAGGGGGCTATCTTCTTGACAAAAGAAAACGGTGCTATACTAAAACCATGAAAGGGATAACCGAGAGCAAAGCTCCGGCCCCGTCGAAATCTCCTAAGCCGGAGAAGCACGGAGCTGGTCCTAAAACAAAGAAGCAGAGACTGCAGGAACGACTCGCGAAAGCGGGTGTCATTGGTGTAGAGAAGATGACCGAGAAGCAACTCCGCACCGAATTACACCGAATTAAATCTGAGGGTGGAAACGTCCCAGATCTACGCGAAGGCAACAGCGCTCCGACGTCACTCACCAAGAGCCAGAAGGTCATTGAAATCAAGGAGCAACACCTCATGGAAGAAGTCGAGGTGGTCGTTACGGATCGAGGAACGAACGAGGTGAAGAAGCAGAAGAAGCCTCGACTCGTGGCACTGCTCGACATGCTCGCGCATGAAGGGCTGAAGAACAAAAACATTCCAGCCGCGAAGGAGTACCTAGACCGCACGCTCGGAAAATCAAAGCAGGAGATAGAGCACTCCGGCGAGATTAAGGTCGAAGAGCAACGCCTACCAACCAAGGCAGAAAAGGCGGCCGCGGAGGCATACCTAAAAGCACTCGACGACGATGAGTAACTATGATCCGATGGTCGAGGCGGCGATACGCGCCAGTACCAGAGCGTGGATCAAAGCCAAGGGCATCGTAAACGAGAAGGGGAAGGTGATAGACGTGGGCAAAAACAGCCCGCACTTCTTTCTCAATGAGCTCTACGACCTACCACCCGAGGAGAAACATCAAGAGGTAGCCATACAGAAACCGTCGCAGGCTGGAGTGTCAACATGGGCCATACTCTCTGAGATACACGACAGTCGGTACTTCGGCATCAACCAGATCCACACCTTGCCGACAATCGACGCGGTGAACAAGTTCGTGCCTTCGAAGGTGAACGAGATGATCAAGCGCAACCCCGCGATCAAGATGCTCGTGAAGGACAAGGAGGTGGAGAGCGTGAGCCAGAAACAATTCGGCAAAGGCTTCCTCTATTTCAAGGGAACGAAGTCGGAGAGCGAATCGCTCATGCTCACATCGGACCGCAACACCTACGACGAGCTCGACAAGTCTGAGATGCAGTCGATCGGAATATACGACTCACGACAGGAAGGTTGGGACTCGCTCAGGCAGAAACGATACATCTCGACGCCGACCGTGCCGAACTACGGCATCAACAAGGTGATCCTCGAAAGTGACCAGAGGCACTGGCGCTTCAACTGCGGACACTGCGGAAAGGAACAACACATGGAGTGGCCCGCAAACGTGAGCCTCGAGCGGAAGGTATACATCTGCAGTACCTGCGGAAAGGACCTGAAGCCCGAATGGATCAGACCAAGAAGCAAGGCGAACCCTGAAGGGACCGGACGCTGGAAGGCAAAGTACCCGGGGCGAAAGCGACGGGGCTACCTCATGACCCAGATGATCATCCCGTGGATCACATGCGCTTCACTCGTCGACTACTACAACGATGCGCTGGCCGGCAAGAACGAGGCGACAATGGATTATTTCTATAACCACAAGCTAGGGCTTCCATACGTCTCGAGCGAAAGCCGAATCAGCAAAGACCTCATCCTCCGCAACCTCACTAACCGAGACCACATCGAGCTCAACTCATGCATGGGCGTGGACGTTCAGGAACGCGAGCTCTACCTGCAGATAGGAACCGAGGAAGGCATATTCGTCATCGCAAAGGTGCGAGACAGCGAGGAATACATCGAGAGCCACGGCAAACACGGCAAGAGCAAGTGGGACCGCTGGGCAGAGCTCATGGAGGCATACGACGTGCGCTACTGCGTCATCGACGGAGGCTACAAACCGCAGGACTCAATCGACGCGGCCAAGCGATTCCCGGGCAGGGTATGGGTGAACTGGTACAAGGACGACCCGAAGAAGGCCAAGGTGATACGCTTCTCAGACGACGACTTCACGGGGGACCAAAAGGACTTCGAAGAGGAGATCAGGGTGCTCACGGAACGCGACCGCATCATCGACCTCGTGCTGTCAGACCTCAAGAACGGCAGGATCCGCTTCTTCTACGGTCCGCACGACGAGGCAATCAAGATGCTCATCGACCACGTGGAAACGACCTACGCGCGAACGGTGACCGACAGGCTCGGCATCGCAAGCCGCGAATGGGTATCAACCGGCAAGGACGACCTCCTGCACGCCCTCATATACTTCAAGATCGCACTCGAGAGGAAGGCAAAAACGGAAGCGGAGTAGCATTGGGGATATACACATACTTGACAACTATGCAAGCACAACTAAAAGCGTTATAATTAACTCAACATAAATCTATGGCAGAAAAAAGCGAAATCGAAACACGACCCGACACCAAACTTCCTGACCAAGAGGCGGTGGATTTGAAGCCGACAGATACTAACGAGGAAGAGGAGAAGAAGCTGGTCGAAATGTGGACGTCGAGATTCAGCCGAGCGGAAACATTCCGCAGGCCGTTCATCGACCGCAACCTTCGCATGTACAAGCTCTACCGTGCATACCGCGCGGCATCGAACTATGCATACGGAACAAGCCTCATGCCACCGACAGGCTTCGAGATCATCGAGACCGTGAAGCCTCGTCTCGCATCGGCAGAAATAAAAATCAACCTCTACCCAACCAAGCAGGAAAACGAGAACAGCCCGAGCATTCAGCAATGGGATGACCTGCTCGAATACGACCTGCAGGTGATGGAATTCGACGACAAGAAGATCGAATGGATCAACGCGCAACTCATGTTCGGAAACGGAGTCCTGCAGATCATGTGGGACGGAGACGAAGACGGCGACCCGTACATCGAGGTAGTCGACAACTTCCTATTCTACCCAGACCCGCAGGCCATGAAGCGCCTGAAGAATTCACGCTGGGAAATCAAGCAAGCCTTCAAGTCGAAGGCGGTCATTGAGCGTGACGAGAAGAAGCGCGGAGAGGATCCGCTCTACACCGTCATGGAGCTCGACGAAGAGACCGGCGAAGTGGTAGAGAAGTCACTCATCAAGTCGAAGAAGTGGGAGAAGATCGACGAAGGAAGCGAAACGCCAGACGACCCACGCCGACAGCGCTACGAGATCAACACCCTCAAGATGGGCCAGATCGACGACCGCAAGAACAAGGATCAAGCGATAGACCAGACCACCGGAAACGGATCATCGACGCCAGACAAAATGGCGGGCGACAAGGTGGTGGAAATCTGGGAATGCTGGGACCACATCGAAGGAAAACTCATCACCATCTTCAACCGCAAGAAAGCGGTCCGAAATGACGACAACCCATACGCGAACGTGAACGGCGGCCAAGTCTTCATCGACCTGCCAGACATCACGCTCAACTGGGAATACTACGCAATGAGCCACCTCGAACCGGTGGAAACGACAATCCATGAGATTGCCGACTCACGAAACCAAGCGATGGACGACATCGTGTTCAGCCTCGACCCGATCCGCAAGGTAAAGAAGGGACAGGGCTACAAGGACAGCGACATCGTGCACAAGCCTGGTGCAATCTGGTACCTGCAAAAAGCCGATGACGTGGTCATCGAACGAGGTCCCGAGATCAGCCGACAGTGGGTAGAGAAGGACAACCTCCTACGCCGCGAAGTGCAGACCTCGCTCGCACTCAGCGAATACACCCAAGGCTTGCCGAAGGGCAACCAAGAGCCAGCCTCAAAGGTGGAGATCCTGCTCATGCAGACCAACATCCGATTCAGCCTCCTCGTGCGCCAGATGGAGATAGCCATCACCGAGCTTGCAAACGCGCTCATCCAAATGAACCGCGAATTCCTCGGAGATGAGAAGAGCTTCCGCATCCTCGGCAAGAAGGTGCGCTGGGGCAAGTTCACCAAGGAAGACAAGAACGTGGAAGTGGACGCATTCGTGGACGTCGTGCCGAAGAAGGAAAAGACGGCCGAGCAGGAAGCGAAGGAAGTCCTCGAGATGTACAAGCTCTTCGTGGTAGACGACAAGCCCGAAGGCGGCACACCTGAAGAGGTGAACGCATGGAAGAAGAAGAAGGCGACCCTGCAGAAACTCATCGTCGAGAAGATGGGCTATGAAGAGTACGCCGACATCCTTGCACCCGAACTCAAGATAGAGACACCGAAGCCAGAAAGCGCACCGCAGGTCGAAGCGGGCGCATCGGAGCGACCAATAACGGCCAGAGTGCCGAACGGACCCGCAGAGGGGATAGCGGATAATCCGGTACCCGAGCTTATACGGCAAGGGCTCCCCGGACCAGAGGCGCTCATTCCACCTGAAGGGGCGACTACTGCAGAGACGGCCGCTCCGCAAGGAGGCTTTCTCCAAAACCTGATCGCGCGAGCGAGAGGGGCAATTAACAGATAATAATTAAAAGCATATGCAAAAGAGACACCCAGAATTCGCACAAGCAAAAGGAGCACCGGCAGGGTTCACTCTGCCTGCGATCGTCCTCAAGGACGCAAACGCGCGGTACTACTTCGAAGACGTGCCTACTGCATCGCCCCTCGACATCGTGCTCAACGAAGCCACAGGCTTCGTGAGAGTATCGGCAATCGGAGGAGGTATCCTTCTTCGCTCACAAGCGAACGCAAGCAAGGATCAGGCGACAAAGGCGACTGCAACGCTCACACTGACGGGAGTAATCACGCCAGGAAAGCACGCAGAAAGCGTCGTGACCGCAAACACCATCGTGGACGGAAGCCAGATCACGATCGGCGCGATCACATACACCTTCAAGACGGCCCTATCATCGGGCCCAGCAGTACCTTACGAGGTACTCATCGGCGCAAGCGATGCAACCGCACTCGACAACTTGAAGAGCGCGATCAACGCGACCGCAGGCGCAGGCACAACCTACGCAACGGGCACCGTGGCTCACCCAGACGTGGTGGCAACCGACAACGCCGACACTACCCAGAAGGTGGTGGCACGCGTACCGGGAACGGCCGCAAACAGCAAGGCAACAACCTCGCTCGACGCGACCCTATCATGGCCTGACACGACTCTCGGAGGCGGTACAGGGGCATCAAACCCAGGCGTCGCACCAGAGACCGTGACCGTAAACGACGTGACATACAGCATCGTGGACGTCCTCTCAGAGACCAACGGCGCATCAGCCATCGCAAACCAAGTGCTCTTCGGAGCAGACAGCGCGGCCGCTCTTGATAACCTCAAGCTCGCGGTAAACGGTGGAGCAACTGAAGGCACCAACTACTCGACAGGCACCGCACAGCCGACCGACGTGCTCGCAACAACGAACGCGAACGACAGCCAGGTATTCGAGGCTCAAACCCTCGGAGAGGCTGGCAACGAGTACCCTGTAGCCGAGACGATCGCAAACGGATCCTTCGGCGTAGGGGTAACAACCTTCCTCGGAGGAAGCGAAGGCGCGAACTTCGACGCCTACATCCACCAGGGAGAGACGGTCGACTTCGGTATCGACGAAGGCGTCACTACGATCAGCGTGATCGCAGTCGGCGCATCAACCGACGTGGCCGTGGTCGAGTATTAACAACCAACTAATCACACCAACGATATGAAAACTCTAGGAGACTACATCAGACTGGCAACCTTCGTGGCACCAGTCGTCGCGGATGAAGACAGCGAACCGACATCATCTATCATCGATACGATGGCGTCAGGCGGTCCGTTCGACGCGGCGCTCATCAGAGCGAACATCGGAACCTTCGGTGCTGACCTCACCAACGTGAAGGTCAAGATCGAGGAATCAAACGACGACGACTTCTCGGACGCATCCGAAACCGTCGCCGATGGAGGTGCAGAGCAGACGGCAACAGCCGCAGGCGAGCTCACCTTCCAAGTGCAGAGAACGAAGCGATACCTTCGCGCAGTCGTAACCATGACAGCGTCGGGTGCCGCGGACACTGCACCGATCGCAATCACCGGCATCTTGCACAACTGGGCAAAGCCGTTGCCGATCGTATAAGGTCGAATTTTATCAACCAACTAATCACTGAATGCATATGGAACCAAACAAAATGCTGACTCCTGAAGAGAAGGCAACACTGCAGGAAGAGATCGTGAAAGCGGTCGAAGACCAGCTTGCCATCGATGCAGAGATGACACGCGCTGACGCAATCAACGCAGTCGTCGAAGCGGTCAAGGCTCTCCAAGCTGAACCAGAAATGGGAGGCATGGGAGCTGAGGCAGAAGCGGGGATGAAGGTCCCTGAAAGCGAAGAGGAAGGAGAATAAACCTATGAACGAGAAAGAACGAACAATCGAGAACGGCTTGGCGATCCAAGAGCTTGAGCGCACCGAAGGGTGGAGCATCATCAAGCGGAAGATCGAAGAAGAGACGCAGGCAACCCTTGCGGATCTTCGCCGAATCGACCTCGAGGGACGGGCTCTCTCGGACATCGGCTCCGACTACATCGCACGCATTCAGCGCATCAACGGCCTCGAGCGCGTCCTTGAAATTGTCACCGAGATCAAGGAGGAGTACGAAGAGGCCACACGACAAAACCATGGATGAATTCAAAAAGAAACTGACAGCGCTCCGCATGGGGGCTAAGAACGTGGCGAAAGGCACGCTCGCCAACATGAAGAAGGGCTGGGACGGTACAGCCGCAAAGGAAATGGAGCAGGCCCGAAAGGACCGCGACGATCGCATGATCCGCGAGAACTTCGGGAGCGAAGAGAACTACCGCAAGACCCTCGGCCTAGACACCGAGGAAGGCAAGGACCTCTTCACGCCTCCATACCAGAAGGCTGGGAAAGCCATCGGCAAGGCGGTGAAGGGGACCAAGAACCTCTTCGACCGGCTCGTGTCGGTGCGCGGAGGCGGGAAGTAATTATAAATCGTTAAGTAACAAAGCAAACTTATGTCAACAAAAAGCGACGAGAACCGTGACGAAGAGATCCTCGACGAAGAAGAAGAGGATACCGACGCGGCCGAAGCTGAGGACACAGACTCAGATTCGGATGCGGAGGACGAAGAGGATTCGGAAGACGAAGACTCCGAGGACGAAACCGATGAGGACGAATCCGAGGATGAGTCTGACGATGAAGACGAGGAGGAAGACAAGGGCAAGAAGAAGGGCAAAGCATTCGTAATGCCCGACAAATTCAAGGGCAAGTCTGCCGAGGAAATCGCCAAGAGCTACACCGAGCTCGAGGGGATGATCGGTGAGAAGGCGCTTGAAATGGCCCAGAAATTCCTCACCTCGAAGGGCATCAAGGCGAAGGAGGAGGACACCAAAAACAAGGATGGCGAAGAGGAAGACTTCGACATCGGGCTGTCCGACGAAGAGATCGCCAAGATGAGCCCGAAGGAATTCGCCCGCCATCTCAACCGAAAGATCACAGAGAAGGCGACTGAAATCGCAAAGAACGCGATCGAGCGCTCAAACGAGGTCAAGACCAACGTCTCGCGAGAGATCAAGGAAGCGACCAAGGCGCACCCGCACCTCAAGGAGAACAAGGAGTACCGAGAAATCGTGCTCTCAATCATCGAGGCCGCGAACGCGAAGGGCAAGATCGTGACGCTCAAGGAAGCCTGCGAGAAGGCCGACAAGGCCATGAACATCAAGCCTTCTGAAAAGAAGGATGATGCAGGTGGAGAGGGCAAAAAGAAGAAGCCGAAGACTGCCGTAGAAAAGCAGGACGGCTCCGACGGCAAGCCCGTGAAGAGCGACGAGGACCGCGTGAAGGAAGGCATGATGAATGCCGGACAATCCACAGGATTCCTCGGAGGACTAGGCGTGTAAAAAGTCAAGACCTCTGCTATAATTAAATCAGCGAAAGCTGTGGTGGAGCACACCCACCAGCGACCCAAGAGGCCCGCGCAGGACAACCTCATCGGAAAATCCAAAACGGTGCGGTGATCGGAGATAGGGGAAAGAGAACCCCGGTCGACCCGAGAAACCTTTACAAGTAAAACGATGAACACATATGAGTACACGCGACACATCAAATGTTGCAGGACGTAAATACGACGTCGCAGACGTAGTATCCCTTCTCAATGTTGGCAGATACCCAATGCTTGCCATTCTTTCGAATGTCAAGGGTATGGACCCTGTCACCAAAGCGAAGAAGTCCCTGAAGAAAAAGGAGACAACTGACCCAGAGTTCAAGTGGTTTGAAGATACCTTCGGCACCCGAGAGGGCGCTACGGCATCAGGCAACACCTCGAAGAACATTGCGTCGACTCCTTCGGTTACTGTCGCCACAGGAACCGGCGTCAACTTCTCGGTGGGCGACGTGATCAAGTTCGTTGCGAGCGGATACACCTTCTTGGTGACCGCCGTATCGACTGACACGCTCACTCTCTCGAACGAGCTTGGCGGCGCTACAGGCACCGTAGACCTATCGTCTCTGACGATCTGGATCATCGGTAACGCGAATGAGGAAGGCGCGGGCCTCCGTGCTATCAAAGGCACGACTGCTACTGAGAAGACTGGCTACTGCCAGATCTTCCGAACCCCATTCGGCGTGACTGAAACGTCCCGTGCGACCAAGACATTCATCAAGGAGAACGACTTCGACTACCAGCGACGCAAGAAGGGTATCGAGCACATGGTCGACATTGAGCGAGCTTTCCTATTCGGAAAGAAAGCCAAGATCACCGGTGCCAACGGTAAGCCTCAGCGCTTCACAGGTGGAGTAATTCCTCAGATCACGACTTACGCTACGGCGAACGTCGACACTGAAGCTGAATTCGAAACCTTCCTTGAGGATGCCTTCCGCTACGGCAACACTGAGAAGTATGCGCTTGCATCTGCGGCCTTCGTGTCACAGATCAACCAATGGGCAAAGAACAAGGTTCAAATCATGCAGTCTGAAAAGACGTATGGAATCTTGATCACCCGATACGTCTCAGCTCACGGCACCTTGAACATCATCAAGCACGAATTGCTGACAGGCTCTGTCTACGGCAACTACTGCGTGGTGCTGGACATGGAAGCCCTCACCTACCGCTATCTCACTGGTCGAGACACCAAGCTCATGACTGACCGTCAGGACAATGGTGACGACGAGAAGATCGAGGAGTACCTCTCTGAAGTCGGACTTCAGTTCGAACAGGAGAGCCGCCACGCGATCGCTTCAAAGGCTTCTCTCTAAGCCCGAGCGACCGAACGGTAATGCAGGTCGGGTCAAACCGACCCTGCAGAGAGGACGAAGGAGACCTCTTCTCTGCAGGGCCGGGCCGAAGTGAGACCCGCAAATTATAAGCAACCAAAATAAAGATATGACTACTCAAGACCATAATCCGAAACCAGCACGATACATCTCGCGATTCCTCGCGCTTCGTATCGTGTACAAGCCGTCATACACCAAAGAGGTGGAAGGACGCATCGTGACGGTCCCAGGTAAGGACATTCGCTTCGATCAAGGAGTGTTCGAAACCACGGACCAAGAGCTCATCGACTTCCTAGAAGCCGACAAGAGCTTCGGATCCACATACATTCGCGTACCAGATGACGTACAAGACGTCGTGAAGGACCGAGGTGAGTGGATGAAGGACCTCGAAACCAAGGAGCGCGAGCTCAAGGAGCGGGAAGCCGCTCTCGCCGCACGCGAGGCCAAGGTGAACAGCAACGAAGAGGGAGCAAAGGCAGGCGACGGGCTCCGAGCCAACATGCCGAAAGCAGACCTCCTCGAGATTGCCAAGAACGAGGGCGTAGAGGGCGTGGACGACACGACCAAGAACGCCGACATCATCGCCGCGATCCGCGCAAAGCGCGAGCTCGCAGATCCCGATCAGTCGAACGGGGGAGGTGACGACGCACAGTTCTAACCATGAGCGAAGCAAGAGCAAATACGGAGCCCAAAGTAAGCATCGAGGCCCGCGTGTTCAGGATCGCTTGGGACCGTAAGCCGAACTGGTGCCCCAAAGGCATCTGGCTCTGGCTCGGTAAGAAGCGCATCCCATTCACTGGTCGGTGGGAGAACCTCGGCACCATAGCATCGAGCGAGATGGGTACGGCATCAGCCAGCATCCAGCCCCGCTCTTAATCCAACACCAAACATATGGGAACAGTATTTACAAACACAGGCAAAGCGCTCCTCGTAGACGCTCTTGATAACACTCAGCTAACCAGCCCGACTTACATCGGATGGGGAACTGGTACGACTGCGGCCGCCGCAACTCAGACAGCCTTGGTAACTCCAAGCGCAGAAGCGAGAGTGAACGGCACGAAGTCTCAACAGACGACTACGGTAGCAGGCGACACCTATAGGGTCACAGGAACCATCACTTCTGCAGGGTCTCAGACCATCGCGGAAGCCGGTCTCTTCGACGCATCTACCTCTGGCAACATGTATGTGCGCGGCGACTTCACAGGCATCGCGCTTGGCAACGGCGACTCGATCGCATTCACGATCAACGTCGTAGTAGCCTAAGCGAGACGAACAGGCGCCTGGTCGTCTCAAGCGGCACTGGCAGACAGGAAGGTTCGAGTCCTTCCACCGCGTCATGAATACAAAGGTACATCCAATGAGGAAGATACTCCCAAAGATACTGGCGTTCATCACGGGGCGCGAGAGGTACCTTCCGCGCGACATCGAGTGGGTAAAGGGCAACTGGACTCACAACATCTTCCGAGCATGGGAGGTGGTCTTCTGGCGTGCATTCGGACCGAACGGGATAGGAGACACTATTCGTTGTGAATCGACCACTGAGGCATGGAAGGACGAGAAGGGGAACTTACACGTCCACAGGAGCTTCTACACGCTGGAGGCCGTCGTAGCGCACGCAGAAGGCATTGTCCGCAGGGTATGGAAGGAAGCATGGGAGCCAAAGCCACAGTACGGATTCATGCCACAGCCGGTATTCCTCACGATGATGGTGCTGGGACTCAAGCTCTCCTTCCAAGGAGACCTAAACGGCATGCTCGCACCGCTCATCGGAGGGGCGATCGCATACGACTCAAGCAGTAAGAACATTGGAACGACAAACTCTCTTACGGTATCCCACACCACATCGGGATCAAACAGACTTCTCATCACCGGAGGAGTCCTTCAAGACAACACAAGATCATGGACGAGCGTCGAATACAACGGAGTAGGAACGACGCAAATCGGCTCGAACTTCACATACACAGCAAACAACGCTCCCGGCCAGATGCGATACCTTATAGCTCCGGCTACAGGAACGAACAACACGGTATTCACATGCTCGGGAAGCATCCAAATGAGAGGCATCGTAGCAAGCTACACAGGATGTCTACAAAGCGGAGTACCGGACGGAACTGCACAAGGAAACGGTGGCTCATCATTCAACGTCACCGTAACCGCCGCAAACTGCTGGATGGTATCCGTAACGATCGGATTCAACAACGACTTCGATACCCCGGGAGCAAGCTATGTGACCCTTGCAGGAGCACTCACTACACTAAGGCAATACTACGATGACGGTCTAGCATACGCAGACAGCAACGGAACGGTAAGCACTGGATCGGTGGCGGTGCAATGGACAGGACTCAAATCAAACAACGGACGAATCGCGGCATCGATCGCGCCTCTGGCAACAACCCAGTACGACCAGACCGTAACGGCAACCGTGACACCGGCCGCCTCGTTCATTCGGCAGGTATCAAAGACCATGGCAGTCACCTCAACAGTGAGTGCATCGGTCCTGAAGCAACTCACCCAGACATTCAACGTCACAGCAACAGCGACCGCGTCGATGTTCAAGCAGATGGCGAAGACCTTCGACGTGACCGCAACGGTGAGCGCGGCTCTCGAAGCGACGAAGGTATACCTCCTTGACCTAGACGCAAGCCTCAACATCTCGGCCACACTGACCAAGGTGCCAGGCAAGCTCCTCGACGCGACCTCGACTATAACCGCAACGCTTACCAAGACAATCAGCACGAGCAAGATCCTTGAGGCCACAGCGAACGTGACGGCAAGCCTGACTAAGGGCCTATCGAAGACGCTCGGGGCAACCACTACCATAGCCGCAAGCCTGACGAAGATCCCGGGGAAACTCCTCGAGGCGTCGACCGCCATCACGGCGACAATCGACAAGATCCAAGCGAAGGTGCTCGAGGCGACTGTGAACGTCTCGGCATCGCTTGAGGCAGGAAGAGCAGTGGTGATGAACGCAACGACAACCGTGACTGCAGAAGTGAGCAAGCAGGTCGGCAAGCTCCTCTCGGTCACCGCGACGATCACCGCAAAAATACTCGCACCATTCTGGCGAACGAAGTACCCAGCTCATGGTGATGAGGATGATTATGAGATAAAATACCCACATGACTAAAGCAGAATTACTACAAGACCTGAACGACCGCATCAGCGCCGCAAGCGTGAGCGGGTTCTGGACGCCCGAGATGAAGACAGCGTGGCTCGACTCCGCAGGCAAGACAGTCTGTGGGTTCTACCGCTGGCCATTCCTCGAACTGGCGCTCGAACGGCAGACCGTAGACAGCCGTGAATACTACGACTACCCGGGAGGAGTCGTGCGCTTCAAGCCGAACTCGATCTACCAGATCGACATCGAAGGCGAAGAGTACCCAGAAGGGCAGGCGGGAAGACGCCGAGTGAACTGGCAACAGTTTCAGGAAAGGAAGCAGGAGGCAAACCCAGATCCATGCTTCACGAACCACAATGGCTTCTTCTTCCTCTACCCAGTGCCAGAGAACGATAAGGAGATGAGCCTCTACGGGCTCAAGGGCTGGAAGTCGCTCACCGACTTGGTGGATGACGACGAGCCTATAACACCAGAAGAATTCGACGAGTCGATCGTCCGCATTGCATTGGCCGCGTGCCTCCGCAAAGCGAAGAAATACGCCGAGGCGAAGGCCGAGCTCCTCGAGGTATTGGATCCGACAATCGGACTTCTCGCGCAGATCAAGAACCAGATCGAAGCGGAAGGACCATCGGGAGAGGGAGGCACAGCCAAGAGCTCTCGCTGGGGATAATCAAACAAAGCTATGGATGACCTCGACATCTTATCAATAGAAAACTTCAACGGAGGCATCAGCCCACTCGCAACCAAAGGCGTGCGGGGCTCTTTCGCATTCGGCTACGGCCTCAACATCAGGGAAAACAACACACTGAAGTGCAACCAGAAGCTGAAGAAGGACAGCTCAACCACGGTGACCGACCTCGTGCTCACCATGTTCAAAGGATCCGACGGCAATGTCTACGGATTCGGCGACACGGGCAAGATATACCGCAAGGCATCAGGCACATGGGCGCTCGTCTATACCGACGCCGACGGGAAAATCACCGGAGCGTGCGAATTCAAGAGCACCTCTGGCACATACCTCCTCTACGCAACGCAGACCAAGCTGAAGCGCATCTCGCTTACCAACGCAGGCGGGACATGGACGGGGAACGTGACCAACGTGGGAACATTCACCAACGGCGCATCAGGCGATTACCACACCATGCGCGTGGCAATAGGCGTCGTGATCGTAAATGACGGGGACCTCCTCGCGATGTACGACTACGAGGACGCATTCAACCCAGCCGCGCTCCGCATGCCGACAGGAATCAAGGGGAAATGTCTCCTTGACCGAAACGATCGCGTGATTACGGGCACCAAAGACGTTCCGAACGGAGGAAACTTCATCACATGGGACCGCTTGGCCGACAGCTGGAACAGCAAGAAGAGCGCACAAGGCAACGGCGTGAACGCCATGGGCTTCCTCGAGCAGGGAGTTATGGCGCAGGTGGGAACGGACGGCAAGATCAAATACTGGAACTTCGGAGACACCGTGCCATTAACGACGATACCCGGCACTGCAAGCGCATACCCGGGAGCCGTATGCGAATACAACACCATCACTCACATCGGCATGAACGGCGGGACCAAGAACGGGGTATACAGCCTCGGAAGGCTTGACCTGAATGACCCTCGCGCGCTCAACCTCGAATACATTCCGAGCCACGGCAAACTTACGGGAACGGAGATCGGCGCACTCGCGGCCGACGACACCGACATCTACGTGAGCTGGAAGGACGGAAGCACCTACGGCATAGACGTCATTGACCACAGCAATAAGGCGGTGGCCGTGTACGAGTCGCTCAAGCTCAACATGGGCAAGAGCAACATGGATAAGCTCTACCGAGCCGTGAAGATCCTGCTCGCGGAACCTCTGCCCGCAGGCTGTTCAGTGAGCCTCAAATACCGAGCGACGAAGGTGACCACGCAGGAAGCGGCCGCAGACGATAGCGAAGGATGGGTGCCAACCACCATGAGCGACGAGCGAAGCGCCATCGACGGAGAGGGAGAGACCAAGGGAATCTTCAACCTCGAGGGACAGGGCGAAAAAGTGGACATTCAGATCACCCTTACCCCGAGCGGAAACAACGGGCCGGAGGTCGACTCGGCGCACATCGGATTCACCTTCGACAACAGCATATAACCTATGGCAACGAAAATCGAAGACAGAAAAATATACGAGCCAGAGACCTACGACGAGAACCCTCTGCCGGAGGCTATTCTCTGGGAGGACATCGTGGACGCGCCGAGCAAGCTCTCGGAGCTTTCGCCTACCGACGGGCTCCGACTCGATGACGTAGAGGCCGAAGTAGCCACAGGCTTCGGCGACATTTCAATACAAGGCTGGATGTTCGACGGGACGATCAGCGCCCTCGATAACGATACTGTCTCATGGTCCGCAGGCACGCTTCGCTTCAAGGACGGAACGACCTACAGCATATCGACGGGCAACACCGGCAACATGACCGGCATCACCTACATATACTTCGACCTTGCCGTATCAACGACCGTACTGCAGACGACGACAACGGCCGCCAATGCGGTGGGAGTAAACAAGCTCCTCGTGGCGGTAGCGCAAAACGTGGCAAGCGGAAAGGACGCAACCTTCCAAGCCTTCGGAGGCAAGGGAGGCGTGGGCGTGCTCCTGACTGCAGACAACATCGCGGCCAACAGCATCACCGCAAACGAGATCCAAACCAACACCATCACCACCCTGAACCTGACTGCAGGAAGCATCACCGGCGTGACGATCACGGGAGGAACGGTCCGCACAAGCTCAGGCTCGACTCGGGTAGAGATGAACGGAAGCGACAATGCCATCTACCACTACGACTCAGGCAACCTTAGAACCTACATCATGGACGGCTTCATCGGGTTCAACCGACCGGACGGCATAGCGTCTGGAGCAATCTATGGAGTGGGCACAAACCAGATCGCGATCGATACTGGAGGCGAGCAATTCTACTTCGACGACAGCTCCCTAAGACCAGGCACAAACCTCAACACCGACATCGGTGGCGTGGGCGACTGGTTCTGGGGCGGGTACTTCGGAGGAGGCATCGCGCTCAAGGAAGGCGTGAGCGGAAACAACTACATCCTGCTCCAAGGACCGAACTCACTAAGCTCGAACATCTCCCTTACCATGCCAGATTCGCAAGGATCAAGCGGGCAGGTGCTCGGCACCATAGGATCGGGCGTGCTCGACTGGGTGGATGTGGGAACCGTATACGC